GTTTCGGGAACATTCGGATAAATATTCCCGAGAGCTGCGTCCATTTCAGGATTCGTTGGAAGATTGTGGTGTGTCGGGACAGCCCGATTTATTTCGGACGTATAATATTTTTTCTGTGCTGCTTCAAATCGGCTACGATCCATCTACTTATGTACACGTTATTATACCGTTAAGAACTCCTTAAAGGAGTTATTAACAATAGAACTTCTCATCTCCACTATTCACAAATAGGCGTGGCAACCCACTCCTTTCTAGTTCCGCCCATAGGATCGCCCCAATTATTACCAAGTGTAATTCTACAGGATTGTTTTCCAACACATTCGGCGGGTTTAACAACCTTTGTGGTTTCTACTCTGGTAGTTGTTCCCGAATTGGGTCCAGGGCAAGATCCAGGATTCCATTTACCGTATCTGTAATTTACTCCCGTCATTACACCCTTGTTACAGCTCAAGGTGGCCATTTCGCTTTCGCAGCCTGTAACCTGTACGCCCGCACCAGACGTTATCCGTTCACAGCGAATACTCTGCGCATATCCCCATGGTTTACCGGCCGTCAATGCAGCATAGTTATTCTGACCACACGATCCGGAAGTAATACTTTGCGCACACGTTTTAGTGAATACAAGCGTAACCGGGCCAGTGAAATTCGGGCCATTGTTGATGGTCAGCCTCATATTACATCCTTCCGGGAATACCATTGACACGTTGCCGTCTCCACCGTGAATTGTATATCTATTATTGCCGGGGATGCGGTGTATTTCATCAATCGATCTCCACTCGCCGACAGGAATACTGAAATTGTATTCAACAAAGTTCGGTTTACCGAAAATGGTGACCCGTTCTCCGCACGCCGGCTGTGCCTGTCCAGGGCGACTCTGACTCCATTCTACGCAGTTGGGAGCAGAGCATGTCGGAGGTGGTATAACTCTGGGTACAACAATGGGCGCACACTGTGATGCATCTGTCGTATCTTTTACGGTTGAATTGTAACATGCCTTCATCGATTTGGACCAGGTATTGAAATCCGATGTATTATTCGCCGCATCGTAAATAGATTTATAGTATGCCTTTACTTCGGCAACACCTCCCTTGTCATTTGCGATAGCCATGTTATCCTCGTTTGTGGGAGCCTTTGTTCCCGCTGAACCACAGTATTTGTGCACACTGGACTCTCGAGGCGTAGTCGTATCTCCGCTTGTTTTCCACAACAGATTCAGACAGGCGGGTGTGTGGGGGCCGGTAGCCGAATTAGGTCCATCGCAAGGATTAGCCGGGATCCGCCCCGTCATCTTCATGGATGCATCCAAGAATACATTCCAGTCAACTATCGTGCCATCGGGAGTTTGGCCGTAAACGGCAATATTTCCAAGGCTGTTGAGGTAATCCGTGGTCGCATTCAGGTCCGGTTTACCGGCGACCTTTTTCACTAATGACGCCGCTTCCGTGCTATTTTTGGGATACAGTGTTCCAGTTTCCGTACCTCCTGCGTTTTTAAACAGTTCCTGTAAACAAAATACATTCGGATCGAATTGTCCCGTTGCCGTGTAACACGAATTTGCTCCCATTAGCCCCGATCCGATTTCCGTATATATAAGCGGGCCACTCGGACACGATGCCAAATCATCCGACATGGCAGGTTCCTTCAAGGTTGCGGGACACCTTGTTTCGATGATCACATTGTTATAAAAATTGGATTTCTTTAACACTTCGCCGCTCGCAATAACGTAATAGCGCCCGTCATCCATTCTCACCCATAGATAGTTTGCTTGGTTGGTACCAAAACTATTTGCGGGAATATCGGAATTCGTCCCCGCCCTAGCTCTAATTGCAGATAACACGTTTGCTGCCGTGTCGGATGTTTCGCCGTATTTTGCAGAAACAATTGCACCGGGAACATTGCTGTTCCGTCCGTACCACATGACATTATTCGGAATCTTTGATCTGAAAGGAGCAACGAGCGACTGGTCGGATGCCCTTGCAAGCTCGCTCGATACTCTGGTCGATAATTTGTCACCGACTATACCCAGACCCTTTGTCGGGTTTATAGATTGCTCGCCGACACTGATGCCAACGGTACGAGTGCCGATATTTTCGGAATTGGATAGCCACGCACACCATACTCTCGGTATACCCATCACATTAATCCGAATAGTATCGCCCTCTCTCAAACCGGTCAACGTGACTATTTTGGGATCCAAGACAGTTTTGGTAGAGGGAGGCAGTGTGTACACGGAAGAGCCCACCGTGACAGTTGTTGCGATGCCATTCGACGAGTGTAATCCAGGATGACTCATGTGTAAATACGCCGTAAATGTCTGCGGTTTGGCGCCGACAAACAGAAGAGTTCCATTCGATCCATAGCACTGGGCACACCGATTACCACTGGCCGGTGCACTCGTGCGTTCACACTCCAGCTGGTTTTCACGTGCGGCGCACCGCTCCTTGGCCAGTGTGAAATTACGAGGTTCGCATGTTCCTATCGTAGGCACGTATTGAGCAACGGAGTTCGATGCCGTGGCCGCCTCATTTGTCCTGATTTGGTCGTCACTCGATACATACATGCCTCCTCTCCATTGCTGCCCCTTGCTATTTACACCGCCCTTGTGACAGAATCCGCATTCCGCCATTCGGGGATCCGTGAATCCGTCGCAGTTTACAGGAAGAGATTCGCAAAAGTTAATTTTGGCCTGTACCATGCCGGTTTGTTCGACCCAGGCACCGGACTTGTTAGAACCGTCATCCTGGCCACCGAGGCCAACGGAAGAGGCAATATTTTGCAACAGACTCGCCGATCCACTGCCGGGGACCGGGATTACCTGTCGCACAGTCGAATCTATATCGCGGGCGGAAACGGTGGACTCCGGGTTCTGTACACGGGCAAGATCATTGTAGCGTCTTTCTCCTTCGAATTGAAGATTCTGGCGCTGGGCGATCAAAGCATTCTTGTCGGTCGTTAAGAACCCCTCTATCTGATATGTAGGCTGTGAAACGGCCATCATAGCCAATAACAGAAAAATAATCAGTGCAGCAATTCCAATAACGACGATCGTTTCCTTATCCATGACCCTAATGACTGGTGTTAAAAATATACCGGCCAATGTTAAGAACCCCTAAAGGGGTCTTAACTTTGGCATGTCGGCAACAGTCTTTACACATTATCCGGTCTCAGATTCGTTGTCGCATCGAGCTCTCGGACTGTAATGCGCAGCGTTAACTGAACCTGGCGACTCAGATTTATTACGGATCCGCCTGTAATTATAATTGGAAGTGGTACACTCGCTCTCTCTGCGCTGAAACGTTCTCTCTCACAGTCTCCAGACATGGGGTTTTTGAATCGATTGCGGATTACCAGATAATTCACGTAACCGCAGTCATTCGGGCCATCTACGATACTCAAGTCGGTCGTCTCATGGCAGCTGCCTACAACAACGTGACCCGTTTCCTGTTGTAACCAGGCAATTATATCGGCATTTCCATCGGTACTCGTAAGGCCGGCGAACTGTGTTCTATCCATGGTGGAAAATGACCACATCGGGACCCACTGTGTTAGTTTGACAAACAGATATTCGGCACTTATATCGAAATAACAACTGTTAATGTCGGGAGTTGAGCCAAGAACTATTTCCGAGACTCCAACGGCATCGGGGATTTTGGTCAGAATCTGATTTTCCGGATTCTGGATACAGAAGCTCATTTTCTGCAGAGATGCGAGTGGAGTCGGGGCATAAATCCGCTGGGCCTTCATGAATTTGGGGAAAAAGAGGGTATAACCACGATTGACCGATTTGCTGCTCGTCGTTGAATCCGATTTCCATGTTGCGTCGTACTGACACACGGCCAGCGACTTGTCTACAGCGTCATTCGTACCAAAGTTGTTTCCGGTCATTTCATCCATAATCACGTTCACGTATGGCATGGACAGTGCACTGACAAATGATAATTCGGGATTAGAGCTGCCCGATGGACAATCCCGCTGGATTACAACGTCGAGGCCCTCCACAGGAAGAATCGCTTTGATAAACTCGATCTTAGTAATATTGCGGAACCGATTCGTAATGGTAGCCTGATATCCCGTGCCTTGGGGTCTCGCCGCCGAATCGAGCTGGACACTGAAATTATAACGATTTTCGACGGAATTAGTCACCCAGTCCCGATCTTTGGAGTTCAGAATAAGATTGAACTCCGTTTCACGGTATTTTACAACATCCTGTTGGCGAATGATGAAATCCTTCGGTTGACTCGGTGCAACTTGCGGAGGCAGACGGATCGGTTCGAACTCCTGGGCACCGGCAGGAGATGCTCTTCTCGCTTTCAGACGTTCGAATTTGTCGATGGGATTCTCTTCGTCTTCACTGGGCATGTGTACTCCGAGTGTATAGTCCGTCATGGTATCGAAAGATGCCATGGTGAGTGGACTCATCCTTCCTGAAGGACTCATTCGTTCTGGGCCGGCAGGATTCGATACGACACTGCTGCGACTCGAGATAAAGGATGTGTTGCGCTTCAGCCACTTGGCCATGGATTCATACGTTTCACGGAGTATATCTCGCTCTGAACCTCCGCTTTCCGTCACTTCCTTTACATAGTGTTTCAGAGTCCGGCGCAAGCGAGAATCAGCTTCATCCGAAAGCCCGTCGGGCAATCTTTTCTTGAAAGTGGTCTGTAATGATTGAAACATCTGTTGAATATCCATTACTTAGGGAGGTGAAAATAGTCCTTATACCGGCTAGTGCCTCGGTTAAGAACCCCTTTAGGGGTGAATAACTGAGGCACTGGACGGTAGCTAGAAGTACTAAAGTTAAGAATCCCGAGCGAAGTGAGGGTTCTTACTTTAGTACTACACGGTACTGGCCCAGAGATCCAGCGGCCCGTATGGCCAATTCACTCGGTGACTCCGTCGCATACAGAAGATCCCGGAATGAATTCATCGTGTCATCGTCGACCCGGTTTTTACATATGTCGGCGAAGCTGCGACCATGTAGAAGCGAGATAATCACGTACATGCAATATGTTCCGCATTCCGATTTTTTGCGCTGATGGCGCATATCATTCCATATGATTTCGTTGCATCCCTGATCCCGGCAACGACGCAGAAACCGTTTTATCTCAGGACACGCCTCGTATCCGTAGCTGTCGTAGTAATACGCTTTTTTGGCGGCGATATCCACGTATGCGCATACCCAATGACTCCCGGGTTTGTCGTGCGGATCCAGATTGAATACTACGCCGATGGATGTTTTTCCCTGGGCCGCAAGATCATTGATATTCAGATTACACATCTCATCCACGACACAGCGGCCCCAGTCGCCTCCGATCTTCTTATCGAAATCTATCGGCACGGGTCCGATGAATTCGAATTGAGGAAATGCCGGCTCGTATTGTTCCATCACCTTGCCGATACTAATCGTGTCCAGCCAATCGGTGGGATCCTTTATCCATTCCTGGGGCTTGGGAGGACGAAAATAGCCACGAGTCGCCGACTTATCCTCGCTGCCTCCGAGTTTTTGAACAGCGCAATACTCGGTGGCACACTTGTATTGGTTATTCATACGGGTGCGCAGAGCGGCCCAGAGCGTATCCTTTTTTTTGATGGATGCAGGAATGCGATGTTGCGGAAACTGTTTGTTCCACGTATCTCTGAGGCGCAGCAGCATATCCATTGGAAGACAGGTGGTCTTGGTGGCCTTGAGTGTCGCCGGGTTACATTGGAGTAAATTATAGTCTTGCGGCATACCCTTACTATTATCTGGTAAAAAATCCGAGTATGGTAGTAAGATGACGACTACAGAACATCCTGAATTAGATATTAGTTCGTTGTGGTCGTGGACTCTGCCGTTATGGGGCCTGGGTATTCTGATCGTGTTTGTGGGGGGCGCAATAACACAGGACGTAGTAGTACCACGGTATACTGGTACCCAGCCCGTACGGCCCCGGCTTTAATATTTTCACAGTTCTGATCAGAACATGGACAGCGGTGACAAGTTAGGTCTATTCGTAAACGGTTTTGCTATGATGGCTCTATTAGCTGTAAGTGTTACGTCGTTTGCGCTACTCATTCCTCTTGATTCCGTACCGGCCGTTACGGGAGTATCTATCATCACAGGCGTTGCATACGCTTTATCCTTTTTGGGCTGGGTAGTGGTTATGTGGTACTATTCGAAACCTGAGAATACATCTAAGTTGGTATGGATAAACACGCATCTGATGTTCTTGATCGTTATTCCGACCACCATTGCCGCTACGGCCATGAACGTAACATCGATTCAGAACACCCGGAACCTGTTAGCGGGGAAGGTCAGTACCTAAGCGGTACCCGTCTGAGGACAGATAATGACAGCATTTCCCGTATTATGGGTCGGGCCCGCCGGTTCCGGAAAACTCACGGCTGCACGGGCGGCACTAGGAGCAGTTGGCACACCGACGCTGCGCACCCTAGAAATCGGAGAGTATTCGGCCCGATATTGGGAGGCTCCAACACATATGGAGATTGATATTCTTGATCTGTCGATGATGGACAAACAGATTTTGCCCGAGATGTTAACACAGCTGTTGAGTACATGCGACGTTATGAGCGTGAGCGGAAAAAATATCCGAAAGACGATGATAATCCGGCGGATCCACGCGCTCTCACCGGCGGCGGCAACCCGCCTCCGTGCCTGTATGGAAGAATTGGTATGGGCTCCCGGTGCTCCGGCGATGATATGGTGTACGGCTCGTGTGGTGAATGCGGTAGTTGGAACACTGGTCGATGGTTTCGTGTATCGCCGAGTACCGGCGACCGTGGGTCTCAAGGATAATCGGGACATGCTGATCAAGAAGGTGGGCGTTTCTACTCCTGTTCCGACCATCTCGACATATGTGGCGGACATGTTGCGACAACTCGTCTTGGCGGGGCCACCCACGCTCGAGGCCGTCAAGTGGATTCGGGCCCGTGTCTACGAATTACTGGGTCTCATGATTACCGGTGCGGATTTGACGTCGAATTTGGTGTGGTCGACGGTTCGACTTGCGACAACGGGAGCAATCACGGATGCACAGGCGACTCGAGTAATCGATGTGTTGTCCAGAGTACGATGGGTTCCATCGTATAGAACACCGCTGATGATCGAGACGATTATTGCCAGTGTATATGTGGGGCTTTACGAACCGAAACCCTAAGAATCTGTGACCACATAGTAGGGGTCCCCAATGGACGAATACATACGTCTATTGTGGTCGGGTCTACAACGTGTTCCTCAACTGCGTGTTAGAGAAATAGAGGCAGATAAGAGCCGCCTGGTCTCCAAGGCCTCGGAGAATTTGTTCGACGGCGGTCGCACAACGGGATGGATGCAGAGTCTTGCTGATCCTACATATATCGGTATGAAAAATGAGACGGGTCACTGCGTCCACGTCGTATCGGACCGCTCGGTAGCTGTTCTCGAACCTGAGCTCCGTCGGGGTCTTCATCTGATGACCTGGCTTTCGAAGAAACCGGTGACGTGGTATTGGTGGGATCAACCGTGGACACGTAATCTGCCGGCCAATACAGATCCTGGACCCGAACATTTGAATGGTGGATGGGCGATTCCTGGTGTACCCGAGGTCCACGTATATAGAAGAGAGGAAGCGCTGAAGGTGATGATCCACGAAACAATACATGCGAGACTCATGGATGTAAAACGGACACTCGTGGCGCCCGTGCTCGTCCGTTTCGAGGCCGCTCTCGGCCGGCGTCTGTGGCCCCATCTCGGCGAATGTTACACGGAACTATTTGCGGAGTTGCTTTGGGCGGTATCGTCGGCCAAGAGTTTGGCTGATGTGACCCGCCGGTGGTCCCATCAGCTCCGTTGCTCGGAGAAACAGGCGGGACAGGTGTGGGCCCGCATTCACGATAGCCGAGAGAATGAGGAGACGAATGTGTTTGCCTATTATGTGTTGAAATGGGTGCTGATGCGGAGACCAGAGGTGTTTCTGTCGCCGAATCATTGTGTGACCCGGTGGTTTGCGTGGTTTGAAGAGGCGAGGCCGAGACTGGAAGAGCTCGGGCGAATACATTCTGTATCAGAATCGCAGAATGTGAGCCTGGCCATGACATGTCCGAACTAGTGTCGAAACATTAAATTATATATGCATAAATTAGAATACTATGAGTAATAAATCCTCTAGCAATTACATTGCGAGAATTCAGGCGCAAAATATTGTTGCAGCCGTGGTCTCTGGTGGCCGTGGTGGCAACAGCGGAAGCTTTGTCCCCTCTCTGTCAACAACTCTCGGATCTATACAGAGCGTGTTTGAACTTCCGGCTGGTCCTCCCACAGCTCCAAATAATCTGGTTGCATCTAGTTTTGATGATATTAGTATAGAGCTTTCATGGAATAATACGAGTAGCATAACAGGATCAGTAATAGAATACGAATCAGTATCTTCTGGTATAATTGTGCCTGTTACAGTGTCTGGTTCTAGTACATCGTATATTTTAACAGATCTACTCGAAAATACATCGTATAGTATCAGAGTGACTTCTGTTAATAATTCGGGCTCCTCTGCACCTTCTGCATCTATTAATGTAACCACACTATTAGCTAGGCCAAAAGTACTAAATCTGGGTAATATTACGGAAAGCTCTGTAGAATTATCATGGAACAGCACATTTACAGATGTATTAAGTTCTATAGTAGAATATAAAAAGGATGTAGAATCTTCTTGGACTACAATTAACGGCGTTGCCGAATCTCCACGGGTCGTCGATGGACTTGTTTCGGAAACTCTATACAACTTCCGTGTTTATTACTTAACAAATAGCGGAGCAGTTACGGCGCCTTCTACTATTGTTTCTGGTTCTACTCTTGCACCTGAATAACCATAACTACAGGATAGATAAAAAGTTGACGTAGTATGTCTGTATCTATGCAGTTCAAATGAGTTCTGTCTACGTTGTCATTGAAAATGGAGAACCGTACAAGGTTGCCTACACCTCATTCGATTCTGCATTGGCCGCTGTGAAAGAAAAACACAAGGAGACTCTTCTCGAACAATTGATAGAGGCGGATGGAGGTTCGATGTGTTCAGAAGTTAACGTTTCTGAAAACAAACTAACGGGCAAGACATATGCATATATTGAAAAGGAGATTCATATCTATATTCATAAACTGCCGGTCCTGTCCTTCGATTAAAACCAGCTCCGCTCAAACAGAGAATTGCTCGAACTCGATTTCGAAACGAGGCCCACGATCCGGTTACCTCTGATACGAACAGTGGATCCCACGCTGATTTTTGCTACATCGGCCGCCGTTATGTATTTGAAATCCACACCATAGGCACGGTCATCTACCTCGAATCGGGGAGCGCCGCCCTGATTACGAGTGCCGGTTACCATGCCCATTCTGGAATCCGAACTACTGCGACTGGATCTGGGCTTACGGCCCGTAAACGCCTTATGCTTCTTCTCCGTTCTTCTCGGGTTGTGCTTCGGCATTCTGTATTGTACAGAGAAATTTTGGCCTGTAAAAGGTTGACACTCGGCCTAAGGGGTCAAGGCCGAGTCATTAACAAACAACAGACAATGGGTATTCGTGGACTCGCCGGTTATTTGAAATGGAAAGTAGCATCTGCCCGCACAGGCATCCATTGGTATACACACAAGGGACAGAAGTGGGCCATCGATACGTCGTGTATCATGTATAGGGCCAGGGCCGCAGAACTGTCTCCTCTGACCGTGATTGCCTCACTTGTTGTGCGTCTTAAACTGGCTGGTATAACTCCGGTGTTCGTCTTTGATGGACGGCCTCCCACGGCCAAGACGGATGTCATTGATCAGCGTCGGGAGCACAGAGAGACCACGCTGAAAGAGATTTCCGCTCTCGAGCATATTCTGGATACTAGCGCAAACATGTCACATATGGACAAGGCGCTCACGGAACGCCGGGTCTCGGATCTCCGAGCCAAGATTCCGCAGGTCACGTCCGGCGATAAGGATCAGATTAAACAGTTGCTGTATGGCGCCGGAGTTCTATTTGTATCTGCCTCGGGTGAGGCCGACGACTTTCTCGGATATTTGGCGAGATCAGGTGAGGTCCAAGCGGTGATATCTACAGATATGGACATGTTGGCTCGCGGTGTCCGACTCCTCATTACTCCGGAAACGGCTGATCTCACCGTATTGACAGCAATTCATACGGATCTGGTTCTGAAATGTCTCGGGCTAACATACGAGCAATTTGTGGACGCCTGTGTCCTAATGGGCACGGATTACACGGGTCGTGAGTTTAAGACAATGAAGCCGGTTGATGCTGTGGCGGCAGCAAAAACGGGAATTGTGTGGCCCAGTACAGCGGAGGGCGAATTATGCAGAGTTGCGGTGAGTTCTCTTCATGGTACGGGTAAGACCGTGAGCGATCTGTTGAACGAAACGCAGATGGCCAAGTGGATCCAGGGCCCGCCTGCTAGGGAGGCCGCTACGATTGAGAAAATGGCGGAGGAATATGGGTGGCCTGATAAATGGAGGGTCCAACTCTAAAGGCCAGCACGGGCCTACTTTAATTTTAAATAGATAAGATAAGGATGGAAAGAAGCACAACACACCCAATCATAATGTTAAATCCTGGCGATAGTGCAGTCAAAACTCCAGATGGCAAATTTGCCTTTGTAGGGCGAGTTTATGGGACAAAAAGCATTAATGAAGACCCTGAGAAAGTTCATGAATTATTAAGTCTATTTCCAAGATTAAATGAGTCAGAGCTTTTAAAAGCTAATGATGGTGTTTATTGCTGGCTCCTTTACTCAATTGAGGGTTCCGACACGGTAAAGTTTGTATGTACTGAAGTTGTATCCCCATTTGAAATCGGTACACGGCACCAGTCTATAGCTTACAATAATCGCCTGGGTGTAAATAAGATTTATGGCGGAGGGGAACTTATAAAGATGGGGTCGTCTATAAGGTTTAACTTGTTATCGGGAACCTATTCAAGACCCATGTTAAGATATAACTTTAACAAGAGCAAAACAAAGACACTTATAGACGGGTTCACGGCCTTTTTCCCAGAGGCAGTATATGATAATAGTATGGATTCCTATATACATAATGTAAAAACTGTTTCTAATGAGCTTTTAGAAGTCTATAAAAAATACGGGTATATTGTGCGATTATTTGAGGAGCATAACGAATATGTTAAATTTAGCAATGCTTTTTGGCATCTTGATTTCAGCATACAGTACAATAAAGAAAAGATGGATGCTGCAAATGCAGCGACGAAACCACTTATGCGTACATTATATATGCAAGCATTAGAAGCTATGAATAAATTGATTGAACCAGAGCCTGCTGTTGGCGGATTTAATAAGAGAAAGACAAAGAAGGCTCGTAGAACCAAAAGGCGGCTTTAGGCAAAATCTGGATTCCAAGTGTTGGCTCCTTCTAGACAATCTTTGTGAAACCCATTTCTTGTTAATTCTCCCCATACTCTAAAGGCCTACACGGACCTACTCATGGAATCTACAACACATCTTTTTTGACATTGAATGAAAGGTCAAAAAAGAGGGGTTCGGTCCTTGCAGGTTACGATCCTGCTACCTTGCGGTAATCTTGAATCTCGTTGACACATAATCATGTGACGACGATTTAACCCTGACGGGGGTAACAAGTACTTAACAGCCACACGCTCTACCAATTGAGCTAAAGGACCCTAGTTAAAAGAAAGAAATTTTAGAGTTTAGGCCAGGGGCACAGCGGGCTTCACGTAGTGGCGGCGCAGGAACTTCTGGAGGTTGAGGATGGTCAGCGTGTCGGACTCCGTCAGCGTCAGCAGCTTGCGCAGGGGCGCATCCGCCTTGATGGTCTGCTTGTCCATCAGGTTGTGCGCACGGGCGTAGGCCATCACCGCCTTGGTCACGGCGGAGCGGCTCACCTCGGTATCCTTGGGCAGAGCCAGGAAAGAGCACAGCTCGGCGGACACCTTCACGGGCTTGGTGAAGATGCAGGGCTTGGGCTCACCGCCCTCCGACGCCTCCGCCTTGCGGCGGCCACGGCGGTCCGCCTTCTTCGCCAGGCGAGCCGCCTGCTTCTCCAGCGTCTTCAGCGCCGCCAGAGAGGTCTGGAGAGCCGCCTTCATGCCGCTCAGCTGCTCGTGGAGCTCCTCGAAGCCCTTCAGCAGCACGGCGCTGTCGGCGGGCGCCTCGGTCTCGGCCGCCGCCACAGGCACCACCGCCACAGGGGCCGCAGGCGCAGGGGCCGGGGCAGCCTTCTCGGCCTTCTTCGCCGTCTTCTTCTCGGCAGGGGCAGGAGCCGCCACCACTACGGGCTCAGGGGTCTTGGTCGCAGACTTGGGGGCCTTGGACTTGGTCGCACTCATTATGTTCTTGTCGGAGGAACTATTGGAAGACATGGAACGCGAATGATTACCGGGTGTTCTGCTGGCGAACGAGTCAAGTTTGTAAAGCCGGGGGCAAAAGTTGCCCGTATTGACGGGGGACAGCGACACTTTTAGCATGCCAAAATCTCCGAGTAAGTCAGGAATGGCCGTACAATGCATTAGTGTTCGGTCCAAAAAAATACCGGGAGAGAGATGCACGAATAAGGCCGCACCGGGGATTTCGTGGTGCGGCAAACACCGGGAAACTATGGTGGCCTTTGCAGTGGCCTTTGCAGAGGTAGAGATCATTTCTGAGCCAGTCGAGAAAGAGAAAGAAAATCCAAGGGCTAGCCTAAAGTTAGATCAGGATAGCGCTGCCCGTGTTATTCTACGTTCCTGGCAGCGGTGGATTGCCAAGCGGGCCGGTCCCCTTCTGCGATTCCGGGAAGAGTCCAACAATCCCTTTGACTTCTTCAATTCGGATCCCGTCGAAGAAATCCCCTTTAGAGATTTCGTATCATTCGTGGATGCCGGAAAGGGCTATTGCATGGATGTTAAATCCGTCATGTCTCTGCTGAAACATGCGGCGACTAACAAGGAAGAGGCGCTAAATCCATTCAATCGGGCTCCTCTGCCACCTCTCTTCTTGCGAAGGATTCGGAGACATGTCGGTGTAAAGGTCTGGTCCGGGCTAGAGGGTCTGTCGGAGTCACAAAAACAGGCACTGGAGGTAACGGACATGTTTCGCAAGCTCGAGGAACTCGGCAATTACACGAATCCCGAGTGGTTTCTCAAGCTGAGTCATATTCAGCTCCAACAGCTGTATCTCGAGTTGGCCGATATATGGTATCATAGAGCAACGCTGACGGCGACGGATAGAGCAAGAATTGTTCCAGCGCCTCAAAAAGTCTTTTCCGTGCCGGTTCGCACGGCTCTGATCATGCGACCCCGGGCTCTGCGGCCCCTGCTGATTAGCACGTGTAACACTCTTGTATCGGCGGCGGCCGTCAAGGGAGACCGTCAGCTCGGCGGAATGTATATTCTCGGCGCCCTGGCCATGATTTCATTGGAATGCGCATCTGCATTTCCATGGCTGGCCGAGATGTTCATGCCGGGTGTCACGTGTCTCGTAGTCGGCCTTGATGGTCACACACAGTTGGTTGTTACGCATGCGTCGGTACTGGCATACTGAGACGAGTGTCCCAGTATTGTACATATTTGTCCATTACTTCATACCATTTAAAACAGTTTCTAAACTCTGGAAAAACTCCTCCCAGGCCCGTATCATATGTATGATCATTTTCCCACGTTCTAGTTTTTAATTCGTTTGTCAAAGCAGATAAGCCTTTAAGAACATTATCACATTTGATAGAATAACGTTTAAGATTGTATTGGATACGTTCTTTTATATCTAACTGTATGTCTAACTTCTTGCTGTTCAGAATGTATAATTTGCGTATACGTTCATGTAAGATACTATATTTTACCCCCATATCTTCTGCTGAAAGCAGAAGTTCCTGTTTGTAGTTACGCCACGACTTGCGTGCGTCTATTTTTGCTTCTGCAGCACATGCTTTTGCTTCTGCAGCACGTGCTTCTGCCTTACGTTTACCCAGCCATAATTCCTCGATTTGTTTCATCCGTCGTTCAAAACCTGCAATAGGATGTTCGTACGGATCCCGTTGTTGTACATTGGATATAGGAATTTCAGAGACTATGACTCCAATCCCTAACCGACCATGTAATACACTCAAATGTCCACCATAAAGATCAAAGAAATTACCAGATCCATATTCAGGTATACTGCCGGATTTAATTTTACTGTGAATTTCCAGTATCATTTCCTGAATCTCTGGAATATGACTTCTAGGCATCATATCAAGCAACTGTTGAATGCGACTGACTGACATCATAGATGGCATTATGGCCTATCATATGTGTCGGCGTGTGTCATGTTTGCCCCCCCCGCAAAACTTGACATGGGCCCGACGTAGTCGTAGGCCTCAGTTCATGACTATTTTGGGCCCATGGAAACTCGGTCGTACTATTTCGGATGTCAATGACAAGAAGATTGTCGAGGCGTCTACATCTTGTTTGCAAAGTATGTTTGTGCCGGCCTCCTGGGTTCTCAAAATTCGGGATAACACCAATCTCGAAGAACTCACCGATATCTTGAATCTGATCCGTGATCCTCCTAGGAACATGGTTGAGGTACCGAAGGACACCTATCATCAATTCGGCCTGACACCGAATACCGTGTGGTTTGCGATGCGGCATTACGACGGTCATTTAACCAGTCGTCATGCGGATTTGTGGGATACCGTTGCGATAGCCTGTATACAGTTCATGAGCGATCTTCATACGAATCATCGGAAGGTGTACATGGATTTCCGCATGGAAAATGTCCTCATTTCGGGAAAAACGGTGGCCGTAGCCGACTATGAGCTCGTTACTTCTGTAAATCCGAAGAAGACCAAGAATGCGGATCAGAACAATCGCTGGTATTATCTGGCCCGCGGTGCAGAAATAAACGAGAGTCTATGTTCCTGGCGCCACGATTTCGTGAGCCTGGGCTATCTTCTTGTGACTCTGACCGCTGGCCGTTTACCATTTGTGGACGACTTTATGAAACGTCGGGAGGGATTTCGGCCGAATCACAAGTCGGTGAAGGATCTGCTCAAGGCCCGGAATGCGGCGATCCGAGACGCAGCAAATCCGACTCTTCGCTCTTACTTTGATAAGATCGAAGAGGTGAAATGGGATTCGCAGGAGCCACCGGCACCGAGTTTCTATAAGGAGCTGGAGGCAATCTTCTCATAATGTTGTTACCGTTATACTGGAACTCTGTGAAGAACCCGAGGCGGTTAATGTATACACATTGAACTTGTATGTAGTTTTCGTAGTGAGGCCGGATATAACTGCGTATCCCGGATTAGCGGAATTATACGAAACAGATACGCTTGTCGAGCTGGTATAAGGAGATACGGAATACTCAATACGATAACCTGTAACGGGCAGAGATACAGAGTCAACCCAGGAGAGTGTTACTTTGTTTGATGAGGGATCCATAGAATCAAGTCTCTTCGGAGAATTATCCAGCGTAGTTTGTATTTGGCCCAGCAGAGTAGATTCTATGACAGAATAATCGCCGTCGTTACTACTGCGGCCGCCGGAGGCTACGGTTGCAATAACATTCTGGGCCTGAATTTTTGCTATGTAACCACGAGAGGTTCTATCACTATTACTCATGGTGTTCTACTATACACTTAGAAAAGTTAAGACCTTTAGCGAGGTTATTTGGCGGCGATCATATAAGTTGAAGTGAAATTTGTCTTACCGAGGCCAGTCCATACTTTACCATCTTCTGACCAGGCCAAGGCATGATCTTGATTACTTTCACCGCCTGCAACCCATAAAGAACCATTCCACACAAGTCTGGTACACAATACATTAAATGGTGAAGATGTAACCGCAGTCCAATCTTTACCATTATCTGACCAAGCAAGTGTGCCACTGCCCTGACCACCTGCAACCCATCGTGTGCCATTCCATGCAACGACAGAACACAAAGGATTAAATGGTGAACCTGTAGCCGCATTCCAGGCTATACCATCATCTGACCAGGCAAGTATACTACCCTGATCACCACCAGCAACCCACAGGTTCTGGGAGCTACTCCACGCAACTGTTAAACATGATTCATTGAAGGGAGGATTTGCAACATTATTCCAGTTTTTACCATCATCTGACCAGGCAATTTTACCACCCCCATTACCCCCAGCAACCCAACGTGATCCATTATGCGCAATGGCAAAACAAAAACTAAAAGGTGAACCTGTACCAGCATTCCAGTCTTTACCATTGGTAGACCAGGCAAGGTTACTATTGCCCCTACCACCTGCAACCATTAGAGAGCTACTAGATGCCAATACTGTAACGTAACCATTTAATTGACCAGGATAAATAATTTTTGAATCCGCAACAGAATTCCAGATTTTACCATCATCTGACCAGGCAAGTGTACTACTACTGCCCGCACCACCTGCAACCCACAGGGACAG